AACAGGGCCCACGTGCTCGAGGCACAGCGGAATACAAAAAAAACAAACGCATACTGCTAGCAGAAAACCCATTCTGCCATTGGTGCGGCATGCCGGCATCAGAAGCAGACCACCTCATAGAAGTTGATCGCTGGCCTGCAGACCAACCCGGTGTGAACTCACTAGAAAACATGGTAAGTGCATGCAGAAAATGCAACGCAACACGCGGCAACCAATACCGTGCAGCTCGAGACGCCGGCAGAATAGCAACCGCAAACCCAATGCCAGTAAGGAATTCCGAGCCTCAACACTCACAGCGTTTTTTTGGGGAAACAACAGAAGCCCCCGTCTCTACCTTTTCTATATCCCATAAGGGTTTTAGCGAACTGGCGCTAACTGGCCACGATCTACCCCGATTGGAAACGACCACGCACAGTGAGCACCGATCTGCTGCTAATGAGATTGGGGCTTTTGCCAGCAACATACTTGGCGTTAATTTGATGCCGTGGCAGTACCGCGCATTAGCCGGGCAAACGTCGGTAGCCGATGATGGTTCACGGCCTCGAGTGTCTTTAGTTTCGGTTGCACGTCAAAACGGTAAAACGGTTGCTATTGCCAGCCTTATTGGTTGGTGGCTTGCTACTCAGGGAAAAGAGCGCGGGCAACCTCAAACCGTTATTAGCGTCGCGCACAAACTTGACCTAGCCACCGCATTGTTTAATTACCTTGCGCCAATCCTTGAGGCCAAGTTTGGGGCTGAGGTTTCATGGTCATATGGCCGGCAAAAACTCACTATGCCCGATGGGTCAATATGGCATGTTAGAGCTGCAACGCCCGGCGCAGGTCACGGCTACTCAGTAGATTTGCTCGTAATAGATGAGGCGTGGGCGGTGTCTGAGGAAGCAATAGATCAGGGCCTTTTACCTACGCAACGTGCACGCAAAAACCCTTTATGCAGCATGTGGAGTACCGCGGGCGATCAGAGCAGTACGGCCATGCTGAGATGGCGAGAACAGGGCCTACGCGCAATAGACAGCAAAACCCCAGGTGGTTTGTATTTCGCTGAATGGTCACCAAACGCCGCCACCATGGATTTAATGACACCCGCCGCATGGGCTTACGCCAACCCCGCTTTAGGGCACACATTGGAAATGGAAGTAATACAAAGCGAAAGCGAAGCGCCAAACCGCAACGCGTTTTTAAGAAGTTCGGTTAATACATGGACTGCCTCAGCCTCATCGTGGCTCGAGCCCGGCCAGTTTGCTGCCTGCCTTACTACAGAAACCGCGCCCGTAGGCGGTGTACTGGCCGTAGAGGTTGGCGAGGATAACGCCCAATTTTACGGCGTGCGTGCCGTGATCTCAGGAACTAAAACCCATGTCGTAACCGCGTTTGTTGCTGACACTATGGCCGAAATGTGGCAACACGTGGAAACCGAAATAGCGCGATCACCAAACATAAAACTTGCCATAGTGCCATCGTTAGAGGTTCATTGCCCACCGCATTTAAGCCGGCGTAGCGTAATCGTTGGCTACCGCGAGTTAAACCGTTGGACTGCAGCTGCACGCTCAATAATTCTTGAGGGCCGCCTATTGCATAACGGCGAACATTTACTCAGCGAACACGTCGAGCGTGCCGTACTTGTTAAACACAATGGCAACATAGTGATTAGTTCGCAAAGGTCACCCGGGCCAATATCTATGGCGCGTGCGTTGGTGTTTGCAGTTGCGTTGGCTGGCAAACCTGCCGCTATGGGCAAACCAATAATAGTTAGCGCAAACCGCTAATGTTGCATACGGCGTCGGCTGGCAGTATCTAGCCTTTTCGTCGGGAACTGATCTAGACCCAGCCGATGCCACCAAACATTTAACAGATATGGCAAACTAAACCTATGGGCCTTTTCACACGTGCAACTACCGACGCCGCGCAACCTGTAGTTAAGGCTGCCGCCGGCAGCAATGTTGGCATGTCGCAACTAGACAATTTCTACGCTTTTACTCAAGGCAATACCCGCCAACGTGCAATGAGTGTGCCGGCAATTACCCGCGCCCGTGATCTACTCGCAAGCGTTATTAGTTGCACGCCGTTAATCATGTATAACGAAATGTGGAACCCTGTAGAACGCGAAATGGAAGAAATAGAAATAGCGCCACGCAGCTGGTTGCGACGTCTCGACCCAGCGCTACCAAACGCCACACTATTTGCGTGGTTATTTGATGATTTATTTTTTACCCAGCGGGCTTTTCTCGCAGTCACAAAGAGATCGGCTGACGGGTTTCCTATGGCGTTTCAGCGTATGCCTAGCGCCATGGTGCTAACACAAGATCAGGCAGGCCCGGTATTTTTCGCACCGTCTAAACAAATTATGTTTAGCGGTTTGCCAGTAGATCACCGCGACGTCGTGCAATTCATTAGCCCTATACAAGGTTTGTTATACACAAGCCCTAACGCCGTTTTAACCTCACTAAAACTCGAGGGTGCGCGGTTGCGATCAGCTGCAAACAGTTTGCCTAACGGCGTTTTGCGTCAGGTTGGCGGCGAGCCTTTAAGCGCTGAGGAATTGCAGAATTTGTCGCAAAGTTTTGAGGCAGCGCGTATGACAAATACGGTAGCCGCGCTTAACGAATTTGTGACCTACACCGAAACCACTACAGACCCAAGCAAACAAATGCTCGTAGAGGCATCGGAATACCAAGCACTCGAGATCGCAAGGCTCGCAAATTGCCCACCTTACTTACTCGGCGTCGCTACTGGTTCATACAGTTACCAAAACAGCACGCAAGCACGGCAGGATTTATACATGTTTGGCGCCAAATTGTTTATGGACTGTATTGCTGAAACCCTTAGCGCTGACAACGTGCTACCACGCGGTACATACGTGAAGTTTGATATAGACGATTACCTAAGCGAAAACTACTTAATGGAAAAAGAAAACGAAAGTTACGACACCGCAGAAACGGGAGTAATGCCAAATGCTTAAATTAACCCAACAGGAATTAACACTCGACGCAGCCGGCCCCGACGGTATGCCACGCCGCACCCTTGCCGGGTTGGCGTTGCCTTACAACGTGGAAGCCACCGTAAGCGATGGCACTAAAGTTATGTTTTTACCGGGCAGTCTTAATGCCGGTGGCAAAATGCCAAAACTGTACCTCGGGCACGATAGTTCTCAGGCCGTGGGCTTGGTTACTGCCATGGCCGATACTGAGGGCGGCATGATGTACGAGGCCCGCATTAGCGAAACCACGCTCGGTAACGAGGCGCTGGTATTGGCTGCAGATGGCGTTTTAGACGCGGTATCAGTTGGCGTAAACCCAACCAAATTTAGTTACGACGAAAACGGCACCATGGTTATTTCGGCTGCCGATTGGCAGGAACTCAGCCTCGTGCCTTACGGCGCGTTCCCGGGTGCGTCGGTAGATCGCGTAGCTGCCAGTATCCACCATGAGGAAACTGAAGTAGTGTTAAATAGTGAACAGGAACCCGTAGAGGAGATTAACGAAATGTCACAGCCAGTAGAAGCCCCAGCAGTTATCGAAGCGGCACCAATGGCGCAACCATTGTACGCGCAGGCACGTAATTTTAAGTTGCCAACAGCCGGCGAATTTATCGCTGCAACAATCCAAGGCGGCAGCGTACTTGCCGAAATGTCAGCACGTATTCGCGCAGCTGCACCGGATATTACAACCGGTGACACCCCGGGCATTTTGCCTGAAATTATTACTGGCAGCGTTTACGATGGGCTTAACCCAATCCGCCCATTTGTTACCGCAATCGGTACACGTGCAATGCCACAAAGCGGCGCAACATTCCGACGCCCAAAGATCACAGTTCGCCCTGTAGTAACACAGCAACCAACTGGCCAACTAAACCCGCTTGACCCAAGCACGGTTACAGTTGCAAATAATGACATTTCTAAATTGACATTTGGAACCTATGTCACCATGTCGGAACAGGACCTCGACTGGACTGACCCAGCAAGCATTAACATTGTGCTTAACCAGTTGGCAATCGCTTATGGCCAAGCAACCGACAACTACGCCGTAGATACTTGCCACGCTGCAATTTCACAAACCGCCAGCGTTGCAGACACGTCAGACCCAGCCGATTGGATTGCAGCAATTTACGACGGTGCGCGTCAGATCAGCGCAAGCAGCAACTACTTGCCAACTCACATGATTGTTACCCCAGCAACATGGGCAGCACTTGGCGCACTTGTGGACAGCACAGGCCGCCCAGTATTCCCACAGATCGGCGCAATGAACGCACCGGGCGAATTGTCAGCTGCATCATGGAACGGCAACCCACTCGGTTTGGTTTTGGTAGTAGACAAAAACGCGCCCGGTTCATTTATGGGCCACGCCGCAGGCCCAGCAGCAGGGTTCGAATTCTACGAACAGCAAAAGGGTGCAATTTCGGTAGACGTACCTAGCACGCTTGGCCGCACAATCGCTTACCGCGGTTACGCAGCAGCGTTTATGGCAGACGCTACCAAGTTCGTTAAGTTCGTCTGATAATCGGAAAAGAGGCCAGTTATGGCCGCTTACACGGTCACACATAAACAGTTACTTAGCAATTATGCGGTGCTGCAAACACTTACGCCTAATGATTTAGTCGTAGGCGGAACCTTTACGGTTGGTTCCGTTGCAGCGCCGTTTAATGGCACGTTCACGGTTTACGATCTACCCGAGTATTTGTTTATCGGGTTAGACGATGAGGGCGACCTACTCTTTAACTACGAAATACCGCTACCTAATCAGGTGCTATACAAGTGCACCGGTACCGACGTACAGCGCACAGCCTCAACAGGCAGCATTACATTTACGCAAACTTGTACGTGGATTACCGCTACGCAAATTGAGGACTGGCTAGGCATCGGCACAGCGTCATCACTTGACGCAGCATTTCTAACGCAATGCGCGGCAGCTGCAAACAGTCTTGCGTTTACTCGACGCCAAGAGGCTGGTTACATTGACAGCCTCAGCACGTCACCTAACGGGCAGGTAACCCTCGGCACTATTTCCCTTGGCGGGTTTTTCTACCGTCAGCGCGGCGCCGTTACAGATTTCGCCACGTTTGATGGCATGTCTGCCGGGGCGTCAGTTGGTTTAAGCCCAGCAATTAAAATGCTATTGGGCATACCTAAACCAGCGGTGGCCTAATGCCCGTTGCATACACCGACCTATTTAACGAGGCGCTAGACGATCTCGCTACCACGCTTACCAGCATTACTGGTTTACAGGTGGTAACAGACCCCCGTAACCTAGTACCACCATGCGCGTTTATAGACGCCCCCACGTTTAGCGTTTATGGTGGCGGGGGAAACATTGTGCAAATGACGTACACAGTACGCATTATTACCCTTGGCCCGGGCAACCTTGACGCGCAACGCAACCTAATGCACCTAGCCAGTTTGGTGCTCGGCAAAAACGTGGCAGTAACCAGCGGGCGCCCAACTATTGCGGTGATCGGCGGCGCCGAGATGCCAGCGTATGATTTAACAATAGAGATGCAAGCCCAAACGAGTTAGGACTAAACCCCATGGCATACAAAATTATTAGCCCCCGCGTCGGTACCCCCGGCGATGAATTTGACGCCGAGGCTGCAGAGGCCAACGGCATTAACATTGCCGCGCTACTCGAAGGCGGGTTTATAGAACAATCCACAAACGAAACCGCAAAACCTGCTAAAACTAATAGCAAGAACTCAGCAAAGGAATAACCAACTATGGCAACCTCAACCTACCTCAGCAACCCAAACGTAACCGTGGGCGCGGTTTCCTTGCAGGACCAATGCCAAGGTTTAGTTTTCACGCGTACTATCGAAGCCCTAGAAAGCACCGCGTTTGGAACTAACAGCAGGTCCTACGTAGCGGGCCTCGAGAATTCCACCCTGCAGCTTGACCTTTACGCGTCGTTTGCAACATCAGAAACCTACGCAACGCTTAAGAGTTTGGTAGGCACGCAGGTAACCGTTTCATGGTCACCATCAGCAACCAGCCCAGGAACTGCAACTAACCCAACGATGACGCTAACCGGGGCATACCTAGAGGCGCTGCCATACACAATGGCCATGGGTGCCCTTGGCACAATGTCTGTGACGTTCACCGGCGGTGTGTACTCAGTAGTAGAAGTATAAATTAAAGCCGGCAACGGCCCGACACGAAAAGGCAAGTAATGCAACTACACCTAAAAGCCACGTTTAACGATGGCACCGTAAATGAAGTAACCACTAACTTAAT